AGGGCCAATGCAATACCATTCTATCCACGCAACAAGATCGAGAGAGAAGATTATTTTCAATTGTCTCAGTGACCCCCCGAAAAAATAAAACGATGTACTGCTCCCCTATTTTGTATTTCTTCAATTAATTCAATAGTGTTTATGATAGTAAGTAAGTATCTTAACTACCTATGAAAGAAATAAAAAATATAGAAACAATAGAGCAGTCACCCGTTTTATTATTTCTACGCTTGTGTAGCAGAAATAAAAATTAATAAGCGTGGTGAAAGTAGATGGTGATATGGGTAGAACAGGTCACTATCACCAAGCAACAAACAAGAAGCCCATACAGAATGCTTGGGACTACCTAGTAGACAACGGACCAGCACCCATCACTCAGATACTAGATCATCTAGTTACTAGAGAGCCTTCAAGCGGTAGATACAGAAAGGGTATGTGGAACGGGATGACATCACAAAGTCTTACGGGAATAATATGTAGAAACCTCTACTACTTCAAGCGCGGAGACAAAGACGAAAGAGTGCCTGTGACTTACTACGGTGATGGTCAATCAAAGACTTCTATGGATGTGTGGCATGCAAGACCGTTGGAAGAAGTTGTAAAGAGAATAGTATCTTCAGGCAGACCGATGGCTAAGTTTCCCGCCTTCTTCAGAGAGGCAGTTTACAAAGCATATCCTGAATGCCCGGAAAATTGGGATGCCTCACCTGACAGTCCTTTTTGGGTCACAGTGAAAAAAGTCCGTAGGGAGGTGCTATTATCGAAATAGTAAATATGGGAGATACGGACATAGTGTGGACAAAACCACCTACAAAAGAACCCACTACGCTTGTGACATTTTACCAAGGCGAGCAGGGCTTTGCATCGTTTGTCGCTGGCATGGGACTTATCGGTGACGAAGAACCCGTCGCAAGAATATTCAGCAAACTACATTCTGTTGATCCTATGAACACATTTCCCGATCCTACATTCCCTGAGTGGCGTATGTATGAGCGATACAATGATGAGAATAGACGTTACTTTGTCTTAAGACTAAGCCACACATATGTTGTCAGTGCGAATATGACAAAGGCGTGGCTATACAATTATCCTGTCTTCAGGGACATAACTATGCACTTATCGTCCTTGGGGGTGGATGAATGCGTCTATATGACATCTCATCTGATGGGTAGTTACCCGGCGGCAGAACAGGCTTATGTGCCTGATGACCAATTGGTTGTCTTTGACTATCTCAGACCGCAAGAAGACTCTTATCTTACAGATGGTACGCGCGTAGAAGAAGATATGCTCGTACCGCCGCCTACGTGGATGTTCAGCAACGTGTTCGGCAACTTCAACCAAAATGTTCTTAGGGGTAATTGGATTCTAATCTGTTCGCATGATGACAATGTTTTTGTCAATGAAAGAGGTTCTGATATGCTGATCAACTTCATGTCTGACATTCACAGCCTCGGTGTCAACCACGGTAAGGTCGCTGAGATATATCAGATGATCACAGAGGTTGAACACATGGATGATACTAAAGACTTGAAAACATTACTCGACGGGGGATTCTACGCATGAATGTTTTCGATAAAACTAATGAGTTTGCAAGGCGAAACCATTTTGTTGATATCGAAGATAAAATACCCATATTTCTATGTAGCGTAGGAGGCCACATATTCAACTGTCTGAACAAATGCTCTCGCTGTGACTTTGATCCTGACAGTCCTCTTGTAGATGAAGAAAACGACTTTGTGATAGAAAACTGCCCACTCAGACACGACAATGTACCCTTTTACACACCTATGTCGCAACTACCCGACACCCGAATCCACATCCTGATGCGGGGCGCAAAGGGTTCAGGTAAATCAGTCTTAATACTAATGTTCCTAGCGGAAGGCACAGGACTCATTCACAACAACAATGCAGACTTGGGTGAGGGTTTCCGCACGCTCATGGGTCCGAACAGTATCACTGAGGCGGGGCTGTTTGGTAGCGTCAACGAAGAAGGTGAGATCATGGGGCGACCCATCGCCCGTGAACTGTGTGGCGGCTTTCTAGGTTTTGAGGAATTTAGCAGTATGTCTGATGCTTCTAAGAAAGATCACAGCATGGATATGAAAAATCAGTTGTTGACATCACTAGACAACGGCCGTGTGCAGAAAGCCATGAGAGCCGGATGGGTCAGATATACCACTCGATATACCTGTTGGGCCGGTACACAGCCCGCACGGTTTGAGTTGGACTCCGGTCTTGACCGGAGGTTCTTCATCATCGACATAGAGATGACACCGGAGAAAGAGCGTGATTACAAGAAGGCACAACACGCACAGGCCAACATGACAACCGAGGAAAGAGTTGAACTTGCCAATCTTAATATTGAGATAAAAACATGGATTCGCAACCGCATGCGTGCTGCTGTCGCCAACCCGCCGACAGGTATCATCTTCGATGATGATGTAGCGGCGTGGATTGAGAGGCCCGATGTAAGATCGTTTGAGGCAGACCTGTTCAGGCGTATGTGTATCGGGTATGCTATGATGCAACCTCAGTACCGTGGGGGTGGGCCTCTTATTATTTCTTTAGATCATACTTTAGAGTCAATACTAAACCAATCTCTAGCCATGCGCCGTAGGGTTATGGACGCTGACCTTGAACTGATGCGGGCCGCTTTCTGGATGAAGGACGTTCCTAAGTCTCAGTTGCTCAAAGAGGTTTCTCGTATGATTACTATGGGTGATTACCAATCAGCAAAGAGATGGGTGATCGAGAACTTAGAGGGACAGCCTTGGTATACAGAACACGAACCAAGCGTTAAAAGGCGTGGTAGAAAAGGTGTCATATGTAGATTTGGTCCGTTAGCACAGTCAACAGAAAATATAGAATGGGGGAACAGAAATGCCTAGATACAAACAACTTGCAGGTAGTAACGGAAAGAGAACCAAGAACAGCAAGGCGCTTGAATGTGCCGCTCGTTATCTTGTCGAACAAGACAGGTGGATGACAGCAGATGAGATATATCACAACATGAAATATCGAAACGGTAATCTTTACCGTAATACTAGACACACATTACATTATACGTCTTTCGCTGCTAAGATGGTCAGGATGCCGGGAGTGCAAAAAAGAAATTTGGGTAAACACAGAGTCAAAACAGAATATCGTCTTGACGAGGACACCTATCACGATCTGTTCCCGATAGACCCGATGATGAGAATGAAGAATGGGACAACCCGAAAAAGAACTAAATGGATGAGGTGGGCCAATGAGAACAAGGCGTGAGATAGAGACAAGACTTTCACAAGAGAATGATGCCTTTGCCATAGAAGTATTGCGTTGGGTTCTTGCTGGTGGTTGCCCTATGTGCGACCACAAGAAGCGCAAGGAACTTGAGGTGCAGGTACAGAACAACGACGTTGACCCGATCTACCTTGAGACAAGATACAATTGGTCAGAGGGTACGGTCATGCACCACATGGACAACCATGTTGAGTTTGACCCGGATGAAGCCAAGCACGTAGAAGATGCAAGATCGAAGTCAATCGACACGTTGGATTCGGCAGAAGATATTGTCTTAAGAATACGTTCCTACCTTGACGAGTTGGAGGAACAGAAGGAGGCACAGGGCGGCATTACGTCCGAGTTTGTGGCTGATGCTTCGCGTCTTATCGGTCAAGCAAACTCAGCCTTGAAACTTGTCGGTCAACTGAAGCGTGAGATCGGAGTGGACTCACAACTTCTTCTAGCACAGGCGCAGATGAATGATATTAGCAGAATATTAGTTGACACTCTACGCGATCAACCGCACCTGCTCGACCTCGTTGAGCGCAGAATGCTTTCCATGAACACAGTCATAGATGCCGACTACGAGGTGGTGGAGTGAGTGATGAGCGGGTCATGACGTATGGAGACAGGGATTTCAAATCACAAGATGGTAAGATAGTCCACCTCACTACAAAAGACCTCGCTGAGTTGCATTGCTTTACAATGGAGAAAGACAACGACTACCCGTTCATCAAGATCTCTGGACAGAAAGATAACGGTAAGAATACTATGGCACGGTTTCCTGCCATGTTCTTCTCGCTCAACACATGGGATGATGCTATGGAGTATCTTGATTATCTTGATGGCGGCACTCTCATGTTTGAGAGACTCCCCCTCGATAAAAGTAAGGGGCAAACTAAGTGGAACACCTCGTCATGTGAATACAAGTATCATCTGATAGAACGCAAGGGGTTCAGAAAGCAGTATCGAAACAAGGGGAGATTCGTGTGAGAAAGTGGAGAACGGCTAGTGGTAAATACTTCGCCACCCGTGGGATCACGAAGAAGGAGTTGCCGAAACTCATGGCTGCTATGAAAGAAGATGGTCTTATCGCAATGATAACTTACGACGGAGTGAAATGGTATGTGGGTGATTACGCACTACGGTCTACATCTGTTGCAGAGGTTTGGGGTCTGACGTCGAATCAGATGCGACGAATCCACGATTACATTGTCAGCAATGACCCGTTCATGGAGTTGTATGAATGATTATCTTCACTAACGATGCTTCACCTTTCATGGACCCCCCGTTGGTTGTGATGTATGAGAGACTGACGACTCTACCAGTCCAACCACAAGTGACCTACATACTTCACAGTGACAACTTCGGCGCACGCGATGTCGAGCGATGGCACGACTTTGTAAGACACAGGCTGATCATAGTTACTGATAGGAAGCCCGAACTTACAAAGAAGACAAAAGAACTTTGTATGGTCGATGACAAACTTAAAGGTAAAAGTAAAGATAAGTTCTTCTTCGCAATCAACGCCATGCTCACATGGTCTGACCGTGACAGGGTGCGTGAACTGATCAAGATAGTGCCTGTTCCCCTTGCTATTTCGTTTCTCAAAGCCAACAACGCCGACATTGATATTATCAGAAGACTAAATGATGTCTTCCCTGTGTTACCCGACGAGTATTCCCACGCTATCATGGCCTACGGGATCAAACCCAAAAGGCAGAAAGTCGTGTGGCCCAAGAAGAAGAAGGTCGATGCTGCTCGGCCAAGTTATTTTCGCAACACTGACAAGCATTGGGAGACTATCTTGGAAAACTATAAGAGTGTAGCCAATGAGGTAAGGGCGCGTGGAGATGACTTACCCAAGGGTGTAAAGAAGCGCAAGCAGAAGGTGAATGAATGGGTGTAGAATGGTTACTAGGGACATTTTTGTTTCTTGGGTTTGGTTATTTGTTAGGTGAATTGTTTTCTTATCCAGCAGTTAAGTTGGGTTATGAAGTAAAGATAGAACCGATCAATCCCGATATATCCAATCTTTCTCGTAATATTAAGAGTAAAACAACTACAAAGGCGAGATGGGCGCAGCGAAGTCAGAGAACATCTGATGATTCATTCGCAAACGGTATTATGTGGGCTGACTTAGGAAACGATTAATATATGTTACCTAACAATATTGATATATGAGCGCGAATAACCGGCGCGTCCGAAGGCTCATCGTTGAGATACTTTGGGAACACGGTAAAATGACAAAAGAAGAGATGGCAGAGAAACTTACAAGCGAAAAAAATGTTAGAACTGTTCCCTCTCCCCACAGTCTCTCTGCTCTTATGAGTAAGAATCCGCAAGTGGTAACTGTGGGTTCTACAAAGGTTGAGAACGCAATAGGCATAAAAGCAAAACACCTTGTCTATGATGTTGATCGCAACCTAATACATTCGCGTGATGACATAGTTTATACCCGTAGTCCAACTGTAATGACACCAAAGCAGATGGGCCAATCTCAAACCTGTGAGTGTGGACGCATACGTGTGTTCCCTCCGGGCTTTGATAAGTGCCTACATTGCTTGAGGAACAATTGATAAGGCAGTTGGAGTATGAACAATATGATGGGTGGAGACATATCTCAATTGTTCAACACTCTACTAGGTCTAAGCAAGCCTGTTGACTACGAAACCATACTTTCCGGTCCCAACGTAGCCGAGGCAGACTTCGTTCGCTCCGCACTAAACATACTCACTGATCCTGACGATGACGAAGAACATGACGAGTCTGTAACAGATATAGCAAAGACAAAACTTGCTCCCGATTATCTCAGGGGTATAATGACTGGTATGGTGATAGCCATATACGCCGACTACCGCGCCGGTGTATCTGGACCCAACCCAACACACAACGAACTTGCCAACATCTACGAACGAGCCTCTGCTTATCTGCTTGAATATTTAGAATAAATTTATATCCGTGTTTGATAAACAACGGACATGAACGCAACATGGGCTACCAAATACCGACCTAATACACCTGATGAACTTGTAGGATCAGCAAGGGACATGTACCACGCATTCGATAACATACAGCACGCGATTATCCACAGTAGGGAGGCAGGAACAGGCAAGACTACGTTCGCGCATGTATTAGCCAAGGAAAGGGGCTGGCCCATACACGTATTCAATGCGTCTAGCAAAAAGACTAGGGGGATTGCCTTCGTAGAAGAAGAACTGCTACCTCTTACAAGGATGGGTATGAGCGAACAGATCATTCTTCTTGATGAAGCAGACCAACTGACGATGGAGGCCCAGTCAGCACTGAAAGGTGTTATCGAGAACTCTCAAGGTTATTTTATCTTGACTAGCAACGACTTGAGCAAGGTCAGTCAATGGTTGCGCTCTCGGTGTTTAGACATCCCTTTCTATCCGGTTCCCAAGCAAGACATCATAGACAGGCTTGCTGTCATATGCGGCTCTGAGGGTGTCAACATCACTATGTCACAGTTGGGACTAATCGCAGATGCGCACCCCGGCGACCTACGCAACTGTATAAATGCACTTCAGGCGTTTGCCTCGTTTGAGAGAGATGCCGATGCCGTTTCGTTTCTACATTCTTTGAACGAGACAGACTTCAACACTACTCTTTTCCTAAAATTATGTTTCAAAGAAAAGGATTTCAAAGCAGCCAACGATATGCTCCAAGGTCAGAAACCAAGAGAAGTAGTTAGACAAATATTCAGGTTTGCCATCAACGGAGATGCTGCTGTGAAATCCAAGATGCGAGTCATTGACGCTGCTGTGACAGCGGAGAGAGACATCATTGACGGGGTTGATCCCGACATTGCACTGTCCAACTTCGTGCTGATTCTCATAGAGGGTTAGGTTTATAGCCGTAGTCAATTGACCCAAACACAACCGCGAGGAACTAAAATGAATAAAGAAATGCTTGATAATATCGCCAAGACATTGAACGCCGCACCTGAATTGGTGCAAGAGAGGGCTGATGCTGTCCTTGCTGAACAGGGGGCTGCATGGAAAGCAGCCGGACGTTCAGATGAGGATTGTTTCGTTCTTTCTCTTAGAGTAGCAGCAAGAAACATAACATCTGAAAACTCACGGATGAGGCGTGCTGGTGCTGATGTCTACGAAGGTATGTTCATATCTGTTCCAAGACCGAAAGAGTGGGGTAAGATCCTATACAACAAAATGAAAAACCAACTCTTCGGTGCGTCTGATGAAGTCAAGAACACATTGGTAAACGCAGGTTCAGTGGTGCTGTTTGAGGACAATCACGACGGTACATTCACAAGACTGGCCCGTGAGGATTTCTTCGGTTCTGAAGAGTCCGATGTTTCCGCCTTGCCAAAGCACACAATGTCTCTCGATGCCAACACACACTTCTATGTCGTTTGGGACAAGAGCAACCCCACGTTCCCATCGGGTGACAAGAACTTCAAGTTCGGCACACCAAGACCGCAAGATGAGCGCGAGAGAGTTATGACTTTCTACGGCAGAAAGCAAGGTGAGTCCGACCTTAGACTGATCACGGTCAGCGGTAGCGGTAAATCTGCTGATAGGCAGTACCCCACATTCACACCATTGACTATACCCCTAAAGTCGGCACGCAACCCTGACAGGGCCTACTTGAACGCCGATGTTTCCGTCCCTACACCGGACGCCAACCTAGCCAACATCTTCCCCGGTCCACCTACTGACATGATTGGTGACTTGGTAGGCACTGAGAACCTACTCAATGGTTTGTCTGAGTTGGGTACATACTACGACAAGTTCAACGGTCAAGACGGCTGGTGGGACCGAAGCCTCGCTGTCAACACCGAGGTCATACACATTGATCCACGGGACAACGGTGGCTGCATCTTAGTATGTGGTGACATCGACCTAACCTCTATGGCTGGTACTGTGGACGTCTACTGCGATGAGGATGTCTCATTCGCTGTCGGAACCAAGGTCATGCTCGTAGGACAGGCATGGAGAAGCAGAGAAGGAGAAGACAGGCTATCCGTGAACGGATGGTATGCCTTTGACGAGGTTGCAAGCGTCACCGAGTCTCTCACAGAGGGGTGGGATGCTTGAGGGCGCTCGGAGACTTCGTTCTTCTTCGGGCCACCGATCACACATTAGAGAACGGTCTTGTTCTGAAGACCGCCTTTGTGCTAGAATCTATCGGTGAAACTGTTCCCTTAAAACTAAGTTTGGGAGATGTTATCATTTACAACGAAGAAAAGGCCACACCTCTTGACTCGTATACCGTGTGTGTTCATTACAGTGATCTCTACGCTGTAGGTATAGAGGACTTATTCTACGACAATGACAGTCATGCTTTGGGCCTTGAGGCATAGACATGAGTATGCTTACAGGAACAGAGGCAAGGTCCAAGTTGCTCAGGGGTGTCAATCTAGTCGCTGATGCTGTCAAGGGAACGCTTGGGCCACAGGCTCGGACAGTTATCTTACAGAATCCCTTGGGTGGATACCCGGCCATACTAAATGACGGGGTCACCATAGCCCGTGCTGTCACAGATCAAGACCCCTACGTTCAGATGGGTATTGATTTGATGAAGCAGGTTTCTGCCGAGGCACAGGGTAACTCAGGTGACGGTACTACAAGTGCCACTATAATAGCAAAGACTCTCGCAAACGGTTCTCTTTCTTTGATGGAAAAACAGATAAGCCCACAAGTAGTAAGAGATGCTTTGATTTCCTATACCGAGCAGACAAGAGATTATCTTGAAAGTAAAGTCAATAAAGAGTTTGACTTGGTTGATGTAGCCACGATAGCCTCTAACAACGATGAAGATCTAGGGCGGATCATTGCAAGCGTGATGAAGCAGAACGGAGATAAAGGCACAGTTACCATAGAGAAGTCTATGAACGGTCAAACTTATGTTGACTCTGCCGATGGCTTTGAGATTTACTCAGGATACATACACAGGGCAATGTCAAACGCTCCACGTAACATGTGTGAGTACGAAAACCCCCTGATATACGTGTGTGGTAGAAAAATAAATACATTCAACGATCTGATTCCGGCCCTTGAGGTCAGTATAAAAGAAGGAAGACCCTTGGTGGTATTCTGTACTGCTTTCAATAACAGCGTTTTACAGAATTTACTCGTCAATGTCATACAAGGCAAAGTATCGGCTGCGGTTGTGCAGGTTCCGGGTATGCCTCACGAACAACAGGCTTGGTTGGAGGACATAGCGGCAGCAGTAGGAACTAAGATGGAAACCGAGTTCAAGAGACTTACTATAGACCTAGAAGTTCTAGGAACTTGTAAAAAGTCGTTTATAGGTGAAAGAAATACCGTGCTTGTTGACTGTGATGGCGACGTAACGGAGTCTGTATCTTCTCTCACAGAGTCGCGCGATAGCACTGACAACGAGTGGGATAAAGAAGCATACCAAAACAGAATCACCCGCTTGACCACAGGCATCTCCACTATCTATGTGGGTGGTGTTACCGAGGTTGAGCAGATAGAGCGCAAGGAGCGTGTTGATGATGCTGTCAACGCCTGTAAGCACGCTCTGTCTGATGGTGTCATCGCTGGTGGCGGGTCCGAGTTGTATCGGGCCGCGTCAAAATTGAAGCAGCATCCCAAGGACAACAACGCTGAAATTCTCAACTTGTTCTCAACCGCACTTGCCGGTCCTATTACTACCATAAAAGAAAATGCAGGTAGTGATATGTTCCTAAATGCTCTTGAGGCTGAAGATGGTATTTACCTCAACGGTGTCTCCGGTGATATCGGCAACGCTTGGGAAGATGGCGTGGTTGATCCCGTAAACGTAGTTATCAACAGTCTGGACGCCGCAGTTTCGGTGGCCGCGCTTATCCTTATGACAGATGCGGCCATAGTTGCTCCGTCTGACTAAGTTTATATGTGTAATAGAATGAGATGATGTTATGAGTTGGGGAACACAAGCAACCAATGTGAAAGAACAAAAAACCGCTACAACCGAACCTGTGTCTAAGTTTGATGCAGATTACTACAGACGTATGTTTACGCAGAACACCACTAACACGATCACTCACAGATGCGCGTTTGTGGGACACGAAAACACGGCCAAGACAGGGCTTGCTCTATCATTGCTCGGTCCTGAGATTGAGTCCGGTAAGAAGGTATACATATTCGATGTTGACAACAGCGCCAAAGCCACAGTTGATCATGTCTATCCGGGCGCAGAGAATGTCATCGTACTACCTCTGCACGACGAGACTGATGAATCCATATTCGATGAAGAAAACAACGTGGATTACAAAGCATTGCTCGACAAGACATCTTGGTATGTCAACATACTTGCAGAGCAAGTCAAAGAAGATCCAGAATCAGTAGGTGGTGTAATTTTTGATGGAGGCTCTACTTTCCTAAAGTGGTGTGAACATGCTATGCGGGCGTCTTTGCTTTCAAGGGGAGTCATAGAAGAAGAAGGCGACTCCTTCAATCAGAAAGAGTGGAGAGAGCGCAACAGACTCTACAGAAACATCCTGACTCGTCTGCACAGCCTAAACGTGGCTAAGGTCTACTTTACCTTCCACCTCAAGCCCGTGTCTCAATACATGGACGACGGCACAGGAAAGAAGGTTCTCATGACCGTAGGCTTCCGCCCGGAGTGGGAGAAAGGGACCATGAGAAAGTTTTCACAGCAAATATTCCTATCTCGTTATATGAAGAAGGCTGATCCTGCGGCTGGTGTCGAAGGTGATAGAAGCCTCAACGATGGCGAGTGGGTAGTTAGAGGTACTGTCGAGGAAATGAAGGGTAAGAACATCGAAAAGGTGGGTTCTACCCATGACGTGCTATCCGTGAAAGATGGCAAGGTTGAGTTTTATGGGTTGCCTTGGATGCTTGAGTGATCAGTATGATTTCCTTAGACACGAATTCCTTGCGATGGCTGTTATCTCTAATGCAGAGAAAACAAAACATTGAAGGTAAAAGTTTTACACAGATCTATTCTGTGTTACTAAAGGTGGAAAGCGGTAGATTGGTGGGTACGGCACTTGTCAAAGATGGCGTGTCGTCCCTCAATCGCCTCTCCATACCGTGTGTAGGAGAAGGCACTATTCCCGTAACTGACATCAACACTTGGCTAGGTGCGCTGAAATATCACAGCAGCCCACTTACTATAATCCCTAAAGAAGATAAGGTAACGCTGAAATCAGGTGGTAAACAGACCACGCTGACAGCATCCTCTGAGGCTCTAGCATTCCCACATACTCCTGATACTATGGCTATGTGGGCTTCTAAGTCAGAAAACATCGCCAACAAATTATCACTTAACACATACCAAGGTAACGATGGTACCTTGCACAAAGCATCTGTGGTTTTTGCAGAACTAGACAGCACAAAGTTGTATGAGGCTTTCAGGTGCGATGAGATGAATGGACAAAAGCACAACGAGTTCCGTGTTCTATCTAACAAAGATGGTTTGTATATCAACGTAGGTACAGAGATAAAAGGTAAGACTACGACACAGATCAGCCAAACAAGCCCGATTGAGTTTCAGGCCACCTACAACGGCGGTCTTGACTATGTGTTCAAGAACCTAAACAATAAGGTCAATCTGTCTTTCTTCGACTTCACCGATATGGGTCAGGGCATAAAGATGTTCATAGACTTAGGTGATGGCGACTTCATATTCCAAGCATCAAACTTGGGGGCATGATATTATGCAGGTAAATTTAGAAGAGTTAGAAATAGGAACGCATGAGATTGTATTTGATGATACGGTGGCTACCGTACACATCAGAAAAATGATGGGTAAAGTATATCAGGAGTACGATTGGCTTTACGAACAGTACGTCACAAAAGATAGGACTATGGCAGACATAGCCTTAGAATGTGGCATATCGGCTATGAGCATCAACAAATGGCTCAACAAACACAGCATAGATACCCGTCCTCGCGGAGCAAGAAAGAAGGAAGAATAAAATGATCGTAGAAAGGGGTAGGGGCCGCGACATCATTGTTCGTGGTCGGACGCCTGAAGGCGAGAGATATCAGAAAAGTATCAAAGGATATTGGCCTTACTGCTTTGTGCGTGACGAGGATGCAGAATTGATAGACTGTGTTCGTCAGGAGTCAGGTTACACAGGCTTGTATGGCGAGTCTTTGACTAAGATTGTATGTGCTACGACTAAAGACGTATCAGACATAGGCTACGCCGGACAAACGTGGGAAGCCAACATCCCCTACGTCAACCGTGTGTTGGCAGATTACATCAACGACGGTAATGATAGGATCGCCAACTATAGACACAGGACTTGGTATCTCGACGCTGAGTGGTCGCCGCAAACTGGTAAAATAAGGGTTATAGTAGTATACGACAACTTCTCTGAGCGAGAGTTTGTTTGGTTCCTTGAGCCTGACCTTGGTGATGGTAATTCTAAGGCATATAATAACTATGGTGAATATTCATATGACACACCGGCCATAGGTTTCGGAGATGAGAAGAGTCTGCTGAAGCACTTCATAAGTCATATGAAAAAACAAGATCCTGACATCATAACTGGGTGGTATGTCACGGGCGCAGACATAAAACAGTTCTTTGACAGGTGTAGGGTATGCGGTATACCTGCTTCTTCGATGTCACCGTTGCGACAAGCAAGATACAACTTCGGAGACTGGGATCAGCCTATCGTGGGGCGCAACTGCATTGACCTGATGCTCGCTGTGTCAAAACTATGGGAGTTGAAAAACGGTAAACTTCCGTCCTACAAGTTGGGTGACGTGGGGGAAGAAATCGTAGGCGAAAACAAGGTTGAGTTGCCTGACGGTCACGACACATGGGACACAGATAAAGCACTATACATACACTACTGCCGACAGGATGTGAGGCTTCTACCCCGTCTTGATGAGGCTGTCAACGCACTTGACTACTTCATAGCCCTACAGCACCTAGTACAGTGTGAGATACGCTCTACTCCTTTCATAACGAAAATGTTCAGCAACCTAGTTCTGACTGATCCCGGCTTTGACCGCAGGATTCCCACGCGCCCACAGTTCGACAAGGTAAACTATGAGGGTGCTGATGTCCTAGACGTGGAACCCGGCGTCTATGACAATGTTGGTATTCTTGACATAAAAGCAATGTATCACAGCAATGCAAACAAATACAACATATCTTGGGACACACTTTCGCCTGACGGGGAAGATTGTGGCAACGGCACGAAGTTCAGGACCGATACCAAGGGCGCTCTGATCCGACAGATGGACTACATGACGAAGATGCGGAATGAGTTCAAGGCTCTTATGAAGTCTGATCCTAATAATAT